TCTGAATGTAATCCAGACGTTTTCTGGGGTGAGAATGCTCCAAGACTAGCATCTAAAATGGGAGAGCCAGTAGTAAGCAAGTTACGCAAGATCGCAGAAAAGTATGGTTATACATTCAGTATCTTTAAAACAAAATCAATATTACACGGTTTAAGTCAAGTAAGAGATCGTACATTCTATTTCTTTTGGAAAGGAGATCGTGTACCAATATTTGATTATGTATTACAAAAGCCAGGTGTTATCGCTGACGATATTAGAGCAGTTAAAAGAAGAGATGATGATCCAATGAGCCAAATATTATGTAATGATAAAACTCCATCAGAAGAGCCATATTATAAATATGTGCTAGAAGTTCTAGAAGGAGGAATAACTCACAAAGAGTTTCAAAACAAAATAGAAAAAACAACTAACCCAATGGATTACATAGAAGAAAGAACAACTTATAAAGAAGTTGCAAAGTGGATGAGAGAAAATGGTTACGAGAATGTAGCACGAAAATGTGATAGGCAATACCATAAACTCAAAGCTGGTGGAAACATTATGAGAAAATGTACAGAGATTCCAAAAGATAAGATTGGAGCGTTTGTAGGTCATATGCCAACAAGTCTTACGCATCCAGATGAAGATCGTTATCTTACAGTACGTGAATCACTATCACTTATGAGATTACCAGATGACTTTATTTTATTGAATCCTAAAAGATCATTAAATCATATATGTCAAAATGTACCCGTTACTACAGCAGAGCATCCAGCTCGAATGGTACAAAAGTTCTTGAATAATCAACTTGATACAGTTGATACAAAGTTCCTAATACAAGATAACAAAAAACAAACCATTGAATTTGAAAAAAACAGTTTACAACTCACTGATTTTATGGTATAATATATACTATAAAAAATTAAAAAATGGAGTGATTTATGCCAAGTGTTGATTTAAGACCAAGAAAAAGACATCCAAAAGACAAAAGGCCAGCGAGGCCAATGCCTTTTGAGATAGGTCTCAGAAAATTTAAAAAATCCTGTGAAAGAGCAGGTATCGTTCAGGAAGTTCGTAAGAGAGAATTCTACGAAAAACCAACAGCGAAAAGAAAACGGAAGAAAGCTGAAGCTAGGTCAAGGCACCTGAAAGCTATGAGGCTGGAAAACCAATCAAACTTACCGAGAGGTATGAGGAGAAGATAATATGTCTATAATGGATAAATTAAAAAAGAATAGTAAGATCAAGTCTAGTGAGATTCTAGCTGATTCAATACTATTCGCACAAAAGGATATTATTAGTACAGACGTACCAATGGTTAACGCCGCGTTGTCTGGTGATTTAGATGGTGGACTTACATCAGGACTTACAGTTCTAGCTGGCCCATCAAAACATTTCAAGACTTCATTTGCTTTACTTATGGGTGCAGCATATATGAAGCAATATCCAGACGCAGTAATGCTATTTTATGATTCAGAATTTGGTTCACCACAGAACTATTTTGAATCTTTTGGTATTGATACAAATAGAGTATTGCATACACCTATCGTGGATGTAGAACAATTAAAGTTTGACTTAGTTGGTCAACTTGAAAATATTGAAAGAGACGATAAAGTTATTATCGTAATCGATTCAATTGGTAACTTAGCATCTAAGAAAGAATTAGAAGATGCACTTAATGAAAAGTCAGTGGCAGATATGTCTAGAGCTAAAGCATTAAAGGGATTATTCCGCATGGTCACTCCTTATCTTACAATGAGGAATATCCCTTTACTTGCGGTCAATCATACTTATCAAGAGATTGGGTTGTTTCCTAAAGCGATTGTATCAGGCGGTACAGGTATTTACTATTCAGCCGATAACATCTGGATTATAGGTAGACAACAAGATAAAAAAGGTACTCAAATACAAGGTTATCATTTTGTAATTAATGTAGAAAAATCTAGGTTTGTAAAAGAAAAATCTAAAGTACCTATTAGTGTATCTTGGGAAGGTGGTATACAAACTTATAGTGGTTTACTTGATGTTGCTCTTGCGGGTGGCTATGTAACTAAACCAAATGTAGGTTGGTATGCTAGAGTGAATAAAGAAACTGGAGAAATAGAAGATACTAAAGTTAGAGAAAAAGATACTTTAACTAAAAAGTTCTGGGACCCAATATTCAAAGATACAGATTTTAAAGAGTTTGTCAAATCATATTATTCTATTGGTCATAAACCTTTATTGGATATTGATCTAGATATACCAATGGAAGAGTAATGATAACAGAAAATGATTACACGTTAGTAGAAAATGCTAACAATCCCATGCAGGCAGTCAAATTTAAGACTGGCAAATACAAGGACGTTATCGTAATGTATGGAACTGTATCAGTAAAAGAAAGTCCTGAGCTTGACATGGCAAGCTTGGGATTCACTTTTCAAATCGTAGAGCCAGCAGAATTTGCTGTTAACGATCTTGAAACTGATGAAGAGTTTAAGAATTACATAGGCAAAGTCCTACAATATATAATAACAGATAGTTTAGAAAAAGGAGGAGGAATTGGAGAATCAACTACCGACGCACATATTGAACCATCTTCTGAATAACGAAGAGTTCACAAGACGAGTTGTTCCATATCTGAAAAAGGAATATTTCGAAGGTACACATAAGACAGTATTTAATCTTATTGTAAGCTTCGTTAATAGTCATAATAAACTACCTACATCTAAAATCTTAGATCTTGAGCTGAAAAAAATAAATGCTCATGAAGAAATGTTAAACGAAGCATCTAGGCTTATTGATGAAATCAAAAATAAGTCTGATGTTGATACTGAATATCTCATACAAGAAGCAGAAAAGTGGTGTAAAGAAAGAGCAGTCTATCTTGCCATCATGGAATCTATACAAATCATTGATGGTAAAGATAAAGAAAAAACTGAAGGTGCAATACCGGAAATATTATCTGATGCTCTTGGGGTTTCATTCGATCAAGCAGTTGGTCATGACTATATTGATAATTCAGATGAAAGGTATGACTTTTATAATCTAAAAGAAGACCGTATACCTTTTGACTTAGATTATTTTAATAAAATAACAAAGGGTGGTCTTCCCAACAAAACATTAAATATTGCTCTTGCAGGTACTGGTGTCGGTAAGTCTTTGTTTATGTGTCATTGCGCCGCATCAGTACTTGAGCAAGGCAAGAATGTTTTGTATATAACTATGGAAATGGCTGAGGAACGTATCGCTGAAAGAATCGATGCTAACCTTATGAACCTTCCAATCGAGCAGTTAGCATCATTACCTAAAAAGGTTTATGATGACAAGATTGGAAAGATTGCAAAAGCATCTATTGGTAAACTTATAGTAAAAGAATATCCAACAGGTGCAGCTCATACAGGCCATTTTCGAGCTCTACTTAATGAGTTAAAACTTAAGAAAAATTTCAAACCTGATATTATATATATTGACTATTTGAATATATGTGCTTCAAGCCGAATGCGTGGACTAGGTGGAAGTATAAATAGTTATTCATATATAAAAGCCATTGCAGAAGAATTGCGTGGCTTAGCAGTTGAATTCTGTGTACCTATTGTTTCGGCAACGCAAACAACTAGGTCTGGTTTCAGTAATACTGATCTTGGCTTAGAAGATACATCAGAATCGTTTGGTTTACCAGCAACTGCCGATCTAATGTTTGCTCTAATTTCAACAGAGGAAATGGAAGAACTCGGTCAGTTACTGATAAAGCAGTTGAAAAATCGTTATAACGATCCTACCAAATATCGAAGATTCGTGGTTGGTATTGATCGGTCCCGCATGAAACTTTATGATGTTGAGGAATCGGCTCAGTCAGATATTATGTCTGATATGACTCCCGATAAACCGATAAATACGTTCGGTGAAAGAGATACTGCAGATACTTTCACGGACTTTAAAGTATAATTAGGAGGAATTATTATATGGAAATTATACAGAAGATAGGATTATGGGCAAAGGAACTAGCAACAGCTGGACTTCATATTGTCGCACTAGGAATAGTACTTAATGTATTGTTCGCAGGAGCTGCAATACCATTTCTTGGAAACTTAACTATAATTGATAATATAATGGCAATCTTGGGCGGCCTATCTAACGAAGGCCTTCTCGGATTAGTAGGTGCATTTATTATATACCACTTACTAAATAAATAGGAGAAATATATGGAAATGATTAATATGGTGAAAGATTGGATACTAGCAAGATGGAACGAAAGAACCACTTGGGACGGCGGTGTTATTATCGCAGTTAGTTTATCATACATCCTTTTAGGAGGATTAGTTGATTGGCTAGCTTGGGTAGCATTAGCTTATGGAGTATTCACTTTCATAAAATCAGAACTATAGAATAATCGGGGAGCGCTTTAGCTCCCCATCTTTTTGCCTAAAATAAGTGGCATTATTTTCACCAAAACTGTTTACATTTGCTCCAGACTATGGTATAATGTACTTGTACATTTTAAAAATAAGGAGTTAATAATATGTCAAATAGAGTAAACGATCAAATAATCGAAGGAATATACGAGGAAGTCAACGAACTTTCTATAAATCAAGTAGTAAACGAAGTGCTGAATAGATCAGGAGATCAAGCTTCAGTAGCGCCATCAGCAGATAGCTGGGATGAATTCTGGGCTCAAAACGAATGGTCTGCAGATAGATGGAGAATTGAACTAGCAGTACAAAGGTTCGAGGAGTTATGTAGATGATAATATATAATGGAATACCTTTTGGTTCAGCAACAAAAGAAACGCTTCTTGAATTGCAAATAAAAAATATGGAAGATGAGAATAACGAATGTGTATGCGGTACAGTAAACTGTGAAAGCGAATACTCATGTCATACATCGGGTTGGTAATGGTATTATATACAGAAAAACAATTAATTGAAGCTTATACAGAATATCAAGCAAACGCGAGTAAATCTAAACATATTAAACCATGCTCTTTAGAAGAGTTTAGATTAATATATGAAGCTCATTGGGAGTTACATTATAAAGAAGGAGGCCTAGATGGCTAAAAAAATAATACAAAATATACTAGCAAATAAAGATCAAGGTAAAACTTACGAAGCAATAGAAACTTTTATATCTAAGAAAGATAGAGAAAATCGAATAGATTATATTTTAGAAAGGTTCGAAAGTTCTAAAGCTAGTGTAGAATCATATAATGAAAATGGTAGATTCATGCTAAAATACACAATCAATTACTAATGGAAATATTACTAGGAATAGGTTTAGTCATAGGTGTTGGTTATACCTCATATAAAATAGGTATTCAAGAAGGAGCAAGTATTACTGTAGATGTATTAAGCGAAAATCAAATAATTAAATTTGATGCACGTGGAAATATTGTTCCTAACAAGCATTTTGACTTATAAATCTGTATAAATAGATTTATGAGAAATTTTAAATCCTATATATTCGAAGCTAGTCTAGCTGGTAATTCAACGAAACATAAACGAAAAACTGCCAACAAAAGCTCAGGTAATTTTTATCAATACGTAGAATTAAATCCAGACTTAAAAACACTAGAGATAGAAAATGATTCTTTTCTATTTCAAATGGATGGAACACCAACAAAAGAAGTAATTAAGAAAGGCAAAGAAGTAGAAATCGTTGGTCGTGAAGAAAAAACATTAACAACAAATGCTAAAGGTACTTTATTAGCACATATAAAATATAAAAGAAAAGAATATAGAATACCACTTAGTAAAATATTAAAGCCTTCAGGTAAACAAGTTAAACCTATTGAAGCAGACATTACAAATAAAGAAGATCCAAACGTATTTGCAAACTTTAAAGCCGGTCATGGTCACGAATCTCAATTTGTTCAAAGATGGATTAATAGTTCTGGAACCTTATGGGAATTTGAATACAAAGGTAAAGAATATAGAATTACTTATATCGGCGCACCTCAAACTAAGACAAGAGGTAATCCAAAAACAGACGTTGCAATAGAATTAGATAAAAAAATACCAGGCTATGGTGATAAACTTTACTATAGTTTGAAAGATGAAAATGCAACTTATTTTGAAAACTGGATATTACCTGTCAGATTTGAACAATTATTTGGCAGAAAATCTAAAGCGTATATTGAAGATGCTTATGAGCAATTAAATAAAAATAGTAAGATTGGTGGATCAGGTTATAAATCAATAACGGTTTGTTCTTTTGTTAAGAGTAAACCATACAATGGTCCTAAGTTAAATACAAAACAAAATAAAGAAGCATTATCTGGTGCAGTTAAATTTGGTAGAAATGATGCAACTGCAAATATCTTCTTTGCTGGTACAATACCAGGAACTATAGAAGAAATAATTGATGGTTCTAGTACAGTAAGTGATATGGCTAAAAAGGCAGACCTTGGTATATCATTTAGAGGTTCTAACGAAATTAAAAATTCATCTATCTTTATTAAGAATGACGAAGGCGGTTGGGACATTAGAGAAAATTGGATAGATTTCAAAAAACTTAAACTAGATAAAGACATGGGACAAAGTAAATGAGAAATTTTAAAGGCTACTTAAAAGAAGATTCAAGACTTGATGATAGACTTAAAAGTCGCCTTGCTAATTTAGTGTTTATGCCACAGGATAAACTAAAGCCAGCTGAATATAATAATGTAAAAATATTTAAAGATGGTTGGCAGCGTATAGAATTACCTACACCACCCAGGGAAGATAGAGAAATAGATGCTGTTATTTCAGCAGTAGAACAAGCAACTGATCAACAAAAGAAAGATTATAAACTATGCGATCAAAACGCTTCTTACTATATTGAGAAACATCTAAAAGATAATAACCTAGAATACGATCCAAAAAATATCGAGTATATCGAAGAACAATGTGTTCCAATAGTTAGACACTATAAAAATTATTTTAATAGACCAAGACCATATCAGATCGCAGCAGTATATAATAAACAATTAAATAGATTTAAAACAGGTACAGCAAAAACACCGTCATATCCATCTGGACATACTGTACAGCCGATGGTTGTAGCATTACACTATGCAAAGAAATATCCAGAGCATAAGAACGAACTTGTACGTGGAGCAAAAGTATGTGGATATGGTAGAGTAATTGCAGGTTTACATTACCCGTCAGATTACGACGCAGGTATAGAACTTGCTTATCAACTAATGAAATATATTGAACATGATAAGTTTTAAAAATTATATAATAGAAGCAGATAACAGAACACCTCGAAAGAAAGGTCAACATAAAGGTAGTTCAAGTCATAGTGATTTGTATACTGATGAAGATCCAAGAGGTACAATCCATGGGTTAGGATTTAAGGATGCTGCAACTGCTAAAAAAGGTATTGGTATTATTAATAAAGCAAAAAGAACTCATGCACATAAAGTACAAGCAACTTTAGTAATGCAACAAAGAGCAAAGCAAGCAATTAAAACAACGAAGGACCCAGAGAAAAAAGCAAATATAAAAAAGGCTTATGATATTTGGACATCACATTTAGAAAAATTAAAAATGAAAACTAAGGAAATGAATAAATGATAAAATTTAATTCTTATACACCTATAACCGAAGCCAAGAATACTCATATGACACACATTGAGGATTTAATCTTGGACGGTGGAGTTAAGGGAGCCCGCCAAGCTATTAACGCACTTAGATCTATGCGTGATATGTTGAGCGGTAATGTGAAAGCACCAATAGACATTACCACAAAGTGGGACGGGGCTCCCGCCGTATTTGCTGGAATTGATCCAACTGATGGAGAATTCTTTGTAGCTAAGAAAGGAATCTTCGCAAAAAGCCCTAAAGTGTATAAAAATCATGATGATATTGATGCAGATACCGCAGGAGACCTTAACAAAAAGTTGAAGTTGGCATATGATAAATTAAAAGACCTAGGTATTACAGGTGTGATACAAGGCGATTTCATGTTTGAAAAGAAAGATTTAAAAGATGAAAAAATAAATGGTGTTACACATACTACGTTTCATCCAAATACAATTGTCTATGCAGTACCTAAAACGTCTAAGTTAGGTAAGGTAATTAATGCTGCTGATATTGGAATTGTTTGGCATACTAAATATTCAGGAACAACCTTTGAAACTATGAAGGCTGAGTTTGGAGTAGATATTGTCAAAGATATTCCAAGGAAAAGCAGAAAGGTTTGGATGGTCGATGCAACATTACGTGACTTATCTGGAACTGCAACATTGACTGATTCTGAAACAACAAAGCTTAATTTAAACTTATCTGCTGCAGGAAAAGTATTTAGAAAAATATCATCAGGTGTATTAAAAGATATAGAAGAAAACAAAGAACTAAATTTAATATTGAACATTTATAATAATTTAGCTGTCCGTAAAGGAGTAAGAATTACCAATACAAGAAGTCATGCAACAGGATTAGTTAATTTTGTAAAAGATCGATATGCAAAAAAGATAGACAAACTTAAATCACCAAAGGGAAAAAAGAAACAAATAGATAATAGAGATGAATTATTGAAGTTTTTTAGTTCAAATAATGTAAAAAACTTAAAATTAATTTATGATTTGCAAAATTTTATCATCAATGGCAAATTAATTATTATAAATAAACTAAACGACCTATCAAATATGGATACGTTCGTTAAAACAAAATCCGGGTTTAAAGTCACCGGCGTAGAAGGCTTTGTGGCTATAGACCAAACGGAAGGTGGTGCTGTTAAATTAGTTGACAGAATGGAATTCTCAACTAACAATTTCAGCAGTGATATTATAAAAGGCTGGGATAATCCTGGCTAATGGGAAACCGAGGATATAAATGTCAATACAATCATTTAGTGATTATTTAGTTGAGTCAAGTAAAGAAGTAACCTTTACTTTTGGAAGATATAATCCACCAACTATAGGTCACGAAATATTATTTAATAAATTAAAAGCAGTTGGCCGTGCTGGCAACTATCGTGTATACGCATCACAATCAGAAGATGCAAAGAAAAATCCTTTACCATATAAAGACAAAATAAAATTTCTAAGAAAGATGTTTCCAAAACATGCTAGAAATATAATAAAAGACAATAAGGTCAAAAACGTATTTGATGTTCTAGTTAAATTATATGATGAAGGCTTCAACAGAGTAACCATGGTCGTTGGCTCTGATAGAGTAAAAGAGTTTGATCTATTATTAAACAAATATAACGGTGTAAAAGGGAGACATGGTTTTTATAAACTGAGTCTTAACGTAGTAAGTGCCGGAGAAAGAGATCCGGATTCAGATGGTGCAGACGGCATGTCAGCCTCAAAAATGAGAATGGCCGCTCAACAGAATGACTTAAAGTCATTTAGCAATGGATTACCAAGTAACTTTAAAGGGACAGAAGATTTATTTAATGCTGTACGTATAGGTATGGGATTAACTGAAAGCAAGCATTTCAGGAAACACGTAGAACTAGCTCCTGTATCAGAAACAAGAGAAGAATACGTAGAAGGAAGTCTTTTTAAAGTTGGTGATCTTGTAAGAATCAAAGAAACAAGAGAAAAAGGTCAAATCATTGTATGTGGTAGTAACTACGTAATGGTAGAAATCGAAGAAGTAAGAAAAAGATTTTGGTTAGACGCAGTAGAAATTATTGAGTATAACGAATTAGGAACAACTAAAACATTAAAGAAGTATCTAAAGGATACTCCATTTGCTAAGATAGAAGGAAGAGAAGATCCGGATATTGGTAAAAGAAAAGGCTCACAGCCTGCAGGTTACTACAAAGGACTTGGCAAATCAACTAAATCAAAAAGAGCAGCTCAATTTAAAAAGCAAGCTAAGATGGACGATGATAATCCAGCAGCTTATAAAAAAGCACCTGGTGATGCAACGGCAAAAACAAAACCATCTAAGCATACTCTTAAATTTAAAAGGATGTACGGAGAAATGTCAGAACATTTAACATTTGAAGACTTTATGGTAGAAGATAAAGGTGTCGACACTGCACTAAAGAAAAAAGCAGACAAAAGCGGTATGCCATTAGGTATACTAAGAAAGGTATTTAACAGAGGAGTAGCAGCTTGGAGAACTGGCCATAGACCAGGAACTAATGCTACTCAATGGGGTTTAGCAAGAGTTAATTCTTTTGTTACTAAATCCAAAGGAACTTGGGGCAAGGCTGATAAAGACTTAGCTGCAAAAGTAAGAGGATAATATGGCAAAGGGAGATTTTAAACTAACACCTGCAAGAGAAAAAGAACTTGAGAAGTTAGCAAAGGATTTACCCGATAGTGATTTTAAAAAAAGGTATGGAAAGGACTGGAAATCAGTTAAGATAGCTACAGCAATGAACATACTTAAAAAGAAATATAATTTTAAAGAGGATAAAATGAATTTTAAAGAAATAAGAGAAAAATACAGAAGTAAGTTTCCATCCAATTTAGTATCAGCCGCTGTCAAAATAGCATTAGACATGGGTGGTAATATGACTGGAGCTTATAAAAAGATCGAAAAAATGAAAAAAGGATTAGCAAATGATCCTGCAGTTAAGGGCGCGTTACAATTGGCGAATGAAGCATTTGAGCCTAGAGCTTTAAACTCTCTAGGTGCAAAAAATTATTCAATGACTTTCACTAAAGCTCAACCAAAAAGTTTAGCTAAGTTTTTGAGTATGATAAAAGGTCAAGAGAAATTTGGCGCTGGAATAAAAGTAAAAAATGTCAAGAAAGGCTTAAAAGGTTCTACCATTGTGTTTTTCACATCAGGCAGTAATTTACAAATTAAAGCTCTTCAAAATGCTTTAGACAAAGTAATGAAACAATTTAATGAATCTCTTTCTAATACACAAGAAATAATGGTTGAAGAAAAAGAGATACCTTTCGGATATACATTCTTCGATAAGGGAGATGTTGACAAGTTTAAAAGACTGATCGGAGGTCTTAAAGGTTTAGAACTAGTAAGCGTTGATAAAATGAAAGGTGGACAATTTACTGTACGAGTAAAAGGACCTAGAAAGATCGTAGCAAAAGCTAATTCATTTGCTATTAGAGTAATGTCAGAAAAAGTTGGTGCAGATCTAACATGAGAACATTTAAAAGTTTAAGAAACTATATCAACGAAGCTAAGCTATCTGATGAAATGATAAAAAGAAAGTTTCCACAAGTTTGGGCTGCAAGTGCAAAAGAACCCAAGATTTTAGATATGTTTCATAAGTCTGTGAATACAGGTAATATGAATGCTAAGACAAAAGCTTATCAAAAAATGAAGATAGGACCATTTATACGTGATGAATTAAATGGTGGTTATTTAGACAGAGCCATTATTAAAAAGCTAAATCTAAAAGCAAGTACTGATTTATCAGCTTTAAAGCTCGATGGATTAAACGAAGCAAAAGTAAGTTACAATGGTGGATTTGAAAAAGGAAGAGGTCCTACAGGGATTGCTTTTTCTATACCTCATGGTCACCCAGATGCAGAGGATCCTAGAACAAGAAAGGTATATCCTGAAAGACAAAAACCTGCATATAAAAAAGCTTATATAGCTTTACTTAAAAAGAAAAATCCTAAATTATTAGGACAGTTTCCGGTGAGATAATATGTCAAAGTATAATACAATTAGGCAAGCATACGAAGAAGTCAATCAAATAGACGAGGGTAGATTCTCGCCTAAGACTTTAAAGTTTTTAAAGAAAATGATTACTGACTTTCAAAAGTATGAAAGGCAATTCGAAAGAAATAAAGAAATCAAATATGGTAGATTTGGTTCTTTTGATAATAAGGTCTATAACGCATTAGCAAATGCACGTAGACATTTAGAAGATTTATTTGAGGACGAATGAAAAGTTTAAAAGAATTTCGTAAAGATCAGCTGCTAAGAAAGCTGAAAACGATTAAAGGTATTACAAAGGATCAAATGGCAGCTTTAGCTGGTATGAATCCTGCAATGTTACAAAATGTAATCAATCAACTTTCTACTATTGTAAATGGTGGTAGTGTAGATGAAAGAGCAGCATTAGTAATGGATATACCAGCTATTATAAAAGCGATGCTTAAAGATGTACAAAGTAAATTAGAAAAACAATTAAAAAAAGGACAAACAGAATTAGCAAATAATATAGGTCGTATTGTAGGACTTAGAGTTACTACAAAAGGCCAAAGCAAAAATAAAGCTTTCCTATATGATTTAGAAAAAGGATTTAGAAATAAGAATCCAAGAGGCTCAAGTGGAGGAGCAAGATGAAAAAATTTAAAGATTACGTAACTGAAGCAAAGATGGACAATTTTCAGTTAGTAGATATGGATCCAGATACAGCAAGAATTGCAGTTCAACTCGCTAAGAAAGCTGGCCTGACACCAAAAAGTTATAAGTCAAGAAGCGGCGGTTTAGATATCTCCGTAGAAGGACCAAAGAAAAAAGTAGCTAAGTTTATAATGTCACTACCAAATGAAGCAAATCTTAAAGAATTTAAAACATCGATGACATACTTTAACAAGAAAGGAGCGGCCAAAGCAGAAAAAATAGCTAAGGGTATAGGAATTTATGTTAATACTAAGAAAGTAGGTAAAGCTCCAAACTTTGCATTTACAGTATATGTCGATGGCGAGTTTGATAAGATAGAAAAATGGAGTGGACTGATAGAGTCAAACGCTAACTGGGCTAAGTCATTAGAAAAAATTCAGAAACAAAGGCAGTTAGATAAAATTTCTGATAAAGATAAAGAAACATTAATGAAGATTGCTGCCTTATTAGGTAAGGAAAAGAGATGATAGCATTTAAAACATTCTTTGAAAATAAAGGACCATGCTGGCCAGGTTATGTACAGGTTGGTATGAAAAAGAAAAATGGAAAGGATGTGCCTAACTGTGTTCCTAAGGAAGAAGTAGAAGAAGGTAAAAATAAAGGCGAAACCTGGGAAGCAGGTTATAAAAGAAGAGTTGTTAAAACAACTAAACCAGAACACAAAGAAAAAGGTTATAACTGGAGAATCAAAGGTAAAGATAGAAATGAAATATCTATTAAGCTTTATAAAAATAAACCAGATTATAAAGAATTTACTAAGCAAATGAAAAGAGTAGCAGGTCATGAGTTTGGTTAAATTTAAAGAATACCAAGAAAAGTTTGGTCTATATGAAGGTTCAATGGTTCCTTTAGATCAACCAATGATTGAGTTAACCGAAGCTGAATATCAGGGTAGAGAGGTTGAACTCAATAAGCCGAGCAGAAGCTCAGGTAATAAAAAGTATGTTGTATATGTAAAGAATCCAAGTACTGGTAATGTAAAGAAGATTGAATTTGGAGACGAAAAAGGTGGCTTACGATCAGATATAAATGATAAGGACGCAGCTAGAAGTTTTGCAGCTAGACATAACTGTGATACTAAAAAAGATAAGACAAAGGCTGGGTATTGGTCATGTAGGTTACCACAATATGCTAAAGAACTAGGATTAAAAGGTGGCGGAAACTATTTTTGGTAATTATCCATTCCTATCTGAATATCAGGTAGGTGGAGAGATAAGGTCGTTTGATACTACAGTAGAAAACGAAGAACTCGTTTGGCATCGAGATGCTGAACATCGAGAAGTAGAGATTCTCGAAGGCGAAGGTTGGCAGTTTCAATATGAAAACTGTTTACCATGTTTGTTAAAGAAGGGTATGATCTTTGAGATTCCTAAGGGCGAATATCATAGGTTAATAAAAGGATATAACAATTTAAAAGTCAGGATTATTAAAAAGAATGGATAACGAAGAAGCAAGACAAGTATATACTATACAGGCGCAAAGGCTAGATCGAATGGAAGAAAAGATTGATCAAATGGCTGATGCTATTGTATCTCTTGCAAGAGCTGAAGAGAAGATTAATACATTAAATGAATTTAATCGTCAGCAAGGTGAGAGAGTGCAAGATGTTATAAATAGAATAGACAGAGTAGAATTAATGGTTAATACTAATTCCAACACTGTCGCATTGATAAATAAAGTTTTCTGGTTAATAGTTGCAGGAATTATTGCAGCATTTACCTGGGAAATGGTTATACATAGTGGTTTAATTAACGGAGGATAACGAAATGAAACTACAGGATAAAGAAGGGCTAGAAATTGCATCCGTCGTTAAAGACGTGTTGGAAGGGAAAGCTAAAAAAGAAACTTACGGCAAAAAGAAAAAAGCTGTAAAAGAAGTTGAAGAGCCAAGACCAGCTGGCGAGAAGAAATTCAAAGATATGCATAAGGTCAAGAAATCAGGTGAAAATCCAGATGGCACTGTAACTAAAGAGAAAAAAGAAGAAGAAAAAGAAATGGACGAAATGTCCAAGAAGCAAGCTGCTTATAAAAAAGTATTCGATGCTGCATTGAAAAAGTTTGGAGTTTCATCTCCAGCTGAGCTAGAAGGAGACAAGAAAAAAGAATTTTTTGATTTCGTAGATAGCAAGTATGACGCAGGCGATAACGAAACTGACTAATTAATATACTCTACGGGGTATATATAATATATGATGAAGGTATTTGACGAACTAAATAATAAGAATTTTAAGCTGTACGCTGCAGCTAAATATAATAATCCCGAATGTGTGGATGTTGAAGAGTTTCAACAAGACTTAAATAGATTTAAATATCTAAAAAGATTGTTAAAGCGGTATGAGCTAACAGGTGATTTGCAAGAGCGTTTAATACTCAATCACCTTATTGTTCTATATAACGTGTTTGGTATAGAAGCTGGCAACAGAATGATCTGGTATAAGATCAATGATGAGCACTGGCATTATATCAAACCGTTTTTAGTATATCTTCACTATTTACCAGAACAGGAAAAACTAGAAATTACAATGGACCCATTTATTGTTGAGGTACTAAGAAAGCTATGATTACAAAATCTATAGGAATAAACGAAGGACTGACAAGAGCCGGTGATATCGTATATGCGTTTAGATTTTTAAAGTTACTTGTTACACCATTCAATAAAACAAAAGCTTTTGAGCTTGGCATTATTGATGAAAAAGGTAAAGTGTTAAAGAAATCAGCTGAAAGAAAAACACCTGAAGAGAAAGATGCTTATACTATGTTTCACAGGTTGGTATTTAATATAAAGAAACTAATACCAGGAAAGAGATTAGGTTCATATGCAGCAGCTTTATTTCTGATACGAGAATCAACTGGTTTAAGTGATGAAGTAATAATGAAATGTATTAATGAAACAGGTGAACCTGAATTTATTGAAGAGTCATTTGAATATATCAGCGAAGAAAGTTTAGTACCAGGTAATTTCTTTTTGAAAAAGAATGCATGTAATCCAGTTACTGGAGACGAGCTTGGTAAGATTGGAGACTGTGTAGTCAATGAAGACTTTCAAGACCCTATTGGAAACTTCATGAATATAAATATATACAGAGTAAAACATAAAATAACAAATCAAGAGTTATACGTAACTCAAGACATATTAGAAAGATGAAAAAAAGTTTTAAAGAATTTAATAAAATGTGGGAAGATGCCGCAGCAAACTCTGCTGGTGGCGGCGGAATAGCAGGTATAGGAATAGGGCCTGATGGCGAACCTGGACTAACCAGTGCTCAAATGAAAAAACATAAAAAGAGAGTTCAACAATATGATGGTAGAACCAAAGAAGGTAAACAATTCATTAGAAGAATTCTTGATAGAAGAGCAGCTAAAGAAGCAAAGAAGATAGTCAATCAGCAAAAGATAAATGCTGATTCAATTAAGACAAAGTCTTAAACAGAGATTAATTATGAATAAACTATGGCAATGGATATTAGACCTATTTCGTACTAGATATAAGCTCACAGTATCTTATAATGACAAGTTTGGTGATCAAGACGACAAAGAATATATCGTAAAAAAATTCAAAAGACAATCAGAAAATCATATAAGCTTTATAGATAATAATGGAAAGCTTGTAGAAGTACGTAGCGTATCTGGCTTACACTATAGAGTAGAGGAATTATAATGTATCAAGTTTTAATAGGATTAATTTTAGCTTTAGGATTCGGCAGTTATTGGATATATGACGAGAATCAAACACTAAAAGAAAACAATACAAAGCTAGAAATCGCAGTTGAAGAACAAAAGGTTGCAATGAATGCAATCAAAGAATCATACGAGTTACAAGGTAAAGAATTATCAAACCTTGCTCGTAAGAATGCTCAAATAGAAGCAGATAAAGATAAGTATTTAAGTATACTAACTAAACATAATTTTGAAAAGTTAGCAATAGCAAAGCCTGGATTAATGGAAATCAGATTTAATAAAGGCACAGAAGAAGTATTAGCGGAGATAGAGAATGACACTAAAATCATTAGTGACCTTGATAGCGATAACCCTAATTAGTGGTTGTTCAATATTAGGCGAAAAGAAAATAGAGGTTGTATCAAAACCAGTAGAGTTACAGATCATACAACCAACTCTTCCAAGAGAAATATCACTCGATACTCCGAAATGGTATGTAGTATCTGAAGCTAGAATTGCTAACCTTTGCAAAAAGATAGAAGGTGAAAAGAAAAGGCCAAAGACATGCGCCCTCGAAGATAGAGAGCATCCTGAATGGCCTGAAGGATATACCTATTTAGACAGATTTCTTGATGACATGAAAGCTCAAAATGGTGGAGACGTCGTTTTTGTTGCAACTACTGTAGGTGATTATAAAACCATGGTAGCTAATAATCAAGAGATAAGAAGATATATAAGAGAACTTGGTGAAGTAGTAGTTTATTATAGAAACGTTACATTACCAAATGGTGATCAAGGCGTTGCGGTAGAAGTTGAGAAGAAATAATGTGGTTATTTATTCTCGGCATAATTAAAACTATTATCACTGCAGCTTTACGTAATACAGTTCTTAAATTTCTTCATCCACATCTTTTAAAACTTGATGCTTGGTGCGAACGCCATATCGGCATAGACCTAATCAAGCAAGAACTTAAGTTTAAAGAGAAGTGGCCTAATATAGAGAAACGTATTCAACAATTAGAAAACGATTCTCATCCACCGATATCTATCGAACAATTCGATGGCTATAAAAAAATAGTCAAAAGAATTGAAAAATTAGAAAAATAATAGTTTACAAATCACTAGATTTGTGGTATAATATATAATATTAAATGATTGAAAAAAGCAATATGTCTATAAACGTTACCAAAAGAGATGGTTCAGCGCAACCATTCAATTTAGATAAAGTACACAAAGTACTTGAGTGGGCCGTGGAAGATATTAGCGGTGTTTCAATGTCTGAAATAGAAATCAAGGCAAACCTACAATTGTTCGATAAAATTCATGCGTATGATATCCATGAATTACTTATTAAGTCAGCATCAGAACTAATATCAGATTATACACCGAACTATCAATACGTTGCAGCCAGACTAATATCATATAAATTAAGAAAAGAAGTATATGGTGAATATGAACCATGGCATCTAAGAAAGCTAATAGAAAAAAATGTTGAAAGAGGTGTATATGATAAAGCTATATTAGATAACTATAGCGAAGAAGAAATAAACGAACTAAACGAATATATTAAACACGATAGAGATGATACATTTACTTATGCTGGCATGGAACAGTTTAGAGGTAAATATCTCGTACAAGATAGAAAGAATAAAATCCATTATGAAACTCCACAGGTTTTATATATGATGGTTGCCGCTACGTTATTTAGCGGTTATGAAGAGAATAGAATGAAATATGTAAAGGAGTATTATGATGCAATTTCTCAATTTTATATATCATTACCTACGCCTATTATGGCGGGAGTTAGAACTCCTACTAGACAATTTAGTTCTTGTGTGCTTATTGAATCCGGAGATAGCCTTGATAGCATTAACGCTACTGCTACTAGCATCGTTAAGTATATAAGCAAAAAGGCAGGTATTGGTATTGGAGCCGGAGCTATTAGAGCTTTAGGCGCCAAAATCGGTGATGGTTCAGTAGTTCATACAGGCTTAGTTCCATTTTTAAAATATTTTCAATCAGCTGTGAAGTCATGCTCCCAAGGAGGTGTACGCGGAGGTGCGGCCACAGTATATTTGCCAGTATGGCATTATGAATTTGAAGATTTAATTGTTTTAAAGAACAATAAAGGTACAGACGAAACAAGAGTTCGTCACATGGATTATGCATTTCAATTTAATAAATTGATGTATGAAAGGTTACTCACAGGTGGTAACATTACTTTCTTTGATCCAAACGATGTACCAGGCTTGTATGACGCTTTCTTTTCAGATCAAGAACTCTTTCAAGAGCTTTATGAAAAGTATGAAAGAAAAACTTCTGTAAGAAAGAAATCATTGCCTGCCCTCGAAGTATTTACACAGTTTTTAACTGAAAGAAAAGATACAGGTAGAATATATTTAATGAATGTAGATCATGCAAACGAACATGGTGCATTCGAGGAAAAGGTAGCACCGATACGTATGAGTAATCTTTGTTGTGAAATTGATTTACCAACACAGAACTTAGAATCATACGATGATCAAAACGGAGAGATATCTCTTTGTACATTATCAGCAATCAATTGGGGTCTAATAAATGAACCACATGAGTTTGAAAAATACTCTAACCTAGCAGTTAGAGCTCTTGATAGTTTATTAGATTATCAGCAATATCCTGTCAAAGCTGCGGAATTATCAACAATGAATCGTAGACCTTTAGGCATTGGTATTATTAATTTAGCATACTTCCTTGCGAAGCGTGGTTTAAAATATGATGAATCAGCTTTTGATATTGTAGATGAATATGCTGAAGCTTGGTCTTATTATCTAATCAAGGCTTCTGCCGATTTAGCAAAAGAAAAAGGTGCATGTTTATACAATCATCAAACAAAATATGCTCGTGGAAAACTGCCAATTGATACATATAAAAGAGCGATAGATAATTTGACAAAGAACGTAGAACGTCTACCGTGGAAAGAATTGCGTAAGCAATTAGTAGAAACTGGTATTCGAAACTCGACTTTAATGGCATTAATGCCGGCTGAAACAAGCGCTCAAATTAGTAATAGTACTAATGGTATAGAACCACCAAGAGCTTTGGTGAGTTATAAACAGAGTAAAGACGGAGTGATGGCTCAAGTCGTACCTGGTTATCACCACTTAAAGAATAAGTACGATTTGCTATGGGATCAAAAATCACCAGAAGGATATTTAGCGATCTGTGGTATATTACAAAAATATATCGATCAAGGAATATCCGTAAATACATCTTATAATCCAGAACATTTCGAGGATAATAAGGTACCAATGTCTGTAATGATAACTGATCTTGTTACAGCTTATAAATATGGTATTAAGCAATTATATTATCTAAACACTTATGACGGTGCAGGAGAAATGGTTGAAGAACTACACACATACGATACAGGAACAACAATAGTAAATGAAGAAGAAGATTGCGAATCCTGTAAAATCTGACGAAGACTTCTGGGATATGATGCCTGATGTCGAAGACTTAGAAAGAATAGTAAAACGAGAATTAAAAAAATTAGAGGAATATGATGACAGTATTAAAGAAAAATAGCAAATCACATCTAACGCGTGGTATGTTTTTCGATGAGGGAGTTGACGTCGCAAGATACGATCAAGTCAAATATCCACAAATTGAAAAAATAACAGAAAAACAATTAGGGTTCTTTTGGAGACCTGAAGAAGTTGATGTGTCTAAAGATAAGAAAGACTTTCATGAACTAACAGAACATGAACAACATATCTTTACGTCAAATTTAAAAAGACAAATACTATTAGATAGTGTTCAAGGCCGTGCGCCGAATCTAGCATTTCTACCACATGTATCTTTACCTGAAGTAGAAAACTGGATAGAAACATGGTCATTCTTTGAAACAATACATTCAAGATCATATACACATATTATACGAAATATATATCCTGATCCATCAAGTGTTTTTGATAAGATGTTAGATATTAAAGAGATTATAGAATGTGGTAATGATATTGCTGAATACTATGATAGGTTTATACAAGAGCCAAGTAAAAAGAACTTATGGATGTGTATACAATCAGCAAATGCTTTGGAAGGAGTACGTTTTTACGTTTCATTCGCTTGCAGCTGGGCATTTGCTGAACTTAAAAAGATGGAGGGCAACGCAAAGATTATAAAATTTATTGCCCGTGATGAGAATACACACCTTGCTGGTACTACAACAATGCTTAAACTATTAAGAAGAGAACCAGGTTATGAAAAGATTGCAAAAGAAACAGAACAAGAATGTATTGATTTATTTACTAAAGTAATTGAACAGGAAAAAGAATGGGCAACATATCTTTTCCGTGATGGTTCAATGATCGGTTTAAATGAAACTATATTAAAAGATTACGTGGAATGGATAGGTTGCAAACGAATGAGAGCGATTGGTTTACCTTGTCCGTACAATGTTCCACAGATGAATCCATTACCTTGGACAGAGAAATGGATTGGTGGAGGTAACGTACAAGTGGCTCCACAAGAAACTGAAATAAGCTCGTACGTCGTTGGCGGAGTAAAACAAGACGTCGATGATAAAACATTTAAAGGATTAAGTTTATAATGCAAGCAATATTAGATGCTCATGACTACGCTGAGTTTAAAAAGAAAGTAGATATTTTAAAAGAAAGAGGTATTGACCTCAATCACCGTGTGACCGAAGATGGTAGTAAATTTCAAGTAATAGTAGATACATATTATACTAAAGAAGAATTAGATGAGTTAACAGAATAATGAAAGATAGTTTTATTTTAATAATAGGTATATGTGGATTCATGTATGGTATTATTATGCATACATATTCTAATCTCGATTACAAAGGATATTCACGAGTACAAGGATGCTCAGGCCTTTGTTACGAAGAGTATGTAGAAAAGAATGGTAATGTGGTCGAACAACTTCAAGTAAAAGCAGCTGCAGCAGCACAAGATCCATTTAGTTCTATTAGAGGACTTTGGGCAGGATGCGCAGCATGTCACGGACAAAATGGTGGAGGCATTGGTATGTTTCCTAAGTTAGCGGGACAAGATGCTGAATATATAATAGATAGACTTACAACATATAAAAACAGAGGCGAGGTAGGTAACATGAGTTCTACTATGTGGGGCCAAGCCAGTGTATTATCAGAACAAGATATAGAAACAATAGGAAAATTTATTGAGGAGACAATGAATGATTAGTATATACGGAAAAGACTTTTGTCCTTACTGCGATAAAGCAGTAGCTTTAGTAGAGCAAAAAGGCGAACAATACGAATATAAAAAACTTGGTCGTGACTTTACAAGAGATGACCTAATGGAAACATTCCCAGGCGCGAGAACATTTCCACAGATTATTTACAAAGGCGAAAAGATTGGTGGTTATGATAACCTAGTTGAGAAATACCAATGATATTAGATTGCGATTTTTGTTACCATTCAATGGCCATAAAGCCCGATGATCGCGAAATGAAAGTAAACTTCTGCCCACACTGTGGCGAAGCAGTCGAAGATGACTTCGACGAACTTGATTTTGACTAGTATAAATAATTACATGCAATGGCATTATCAAGGGAAAGAATATATTCCACCAGAAGACTTTAGTTCAGATGATTATTATGGGTTTGTTTATCTAATAACAAATCGAGCTACAGGAAGAATGTATGTCGGAAAGAAATTCTTTTGGAGCAAGAAAACATTACCAATTACCAAAACCAGGAAAAGAAGAAAAAGATTATTAGTTGAATCTGATTGGCGTAATTATTATGGTAGTAATGTTCATTTACAAGAAGAGGTAAACACACATGGAGATGAAATCTTCTATAGAGAAATTTTACACTTATGTAAAACAAAGGGCGAATGCGCGTACATGGAAGCCAAAGAGCAATTCACTCGAGATGTACTTATATCTGATAAATATTATAACGGTATTATTAACTGTCGTATTGGTGCACAATCAGTAAAAAACTTAAAATAACAGTTTACATTTACTTGAAAGTATGGTATAATATATACATATAAAAAAAATGATAATTGATATAATACTCTTTTTAATTGCAGCAGCACTATCTGTGTTTACTGTAGAAATTATATCTGATTTATTAGGATGGAATAAATGATACTACTAGATTATAGTCAAATAGCACTTTCAAACATTATCGTTCAAAAACTGAATGATGAGTCAATGATAAGACATATGATACTAAATAGCATTCGTATGTACAATAAGAGATATAGAGATGAGTATGGCCAAATGGTTATATGCGCCGATGGTATGAATACCTGGCGTAAAGACTATTATCCATATTACAAAGCACATAGAAGAAAGAACAGAGAAGAATCAAGTCAAGATTGGAATGAAATATTTAGAATCTTACATCTAGTAAGAGACGAAATACGTGACAATCTACCGTATAAAGTAATACATCAAGAAGGTATTGAAGCTGATGATATTATTGGCACACTAGCTTTACGTACACAAGAGTTTGGTAATGATGAGCCAGTAATGATTGTATCATCAGATAAAGACTTTATACAACTACAAAAATTTAAAAATGTTAAACAATTTAGTCCAATACAAAAGAAAATGGTAACTGATGAAAACCCTAGAACCTATCTATTTAACCATATTATGAGAGGCGATAGTGGTGATGGCATACCTAATGTATTGTCAGCAGATGATATCTTTGTCTCTGAGGGCCAACAGACACCTCTCAGGCAGGCAAAAATAAATGACTGGTTAGAACAATCAGACAACCTAAAAGAAGTAATGGACACTGAGGTATATCGCAACTATCAAAGAAATAAAAAGTTAATCGATTTAACAGATATACCAGAAAACTTGCAACAACTTATTATAAATAACTTTATAGAACAACCAATCGCTATGCGTATGAAAGTTCTAAATTATTTAATTAAGAAAAGATGTAATCAATTGATTGAAGTCGTGGAGGAATTTTACAATGGCACTTAAATTAATATCTGAGATTTTAGAAGAAGCTTCTAAAATTGTAAAAAAATCAGACAGGATGGACTACCTGCGAAAAGAAAAATGTCCAGCGTTAACCGACATATTAAGAATTAATTTCGATGATAGCGTCGTATCACTATTACCTGAAGGTGAACCACCATTTAGAACAGAAAAGGAATTACCTAAAGGATTCGAATATACAAACTTGCATAAAGGATTTAGAAAATTTGGATATTTTTTCAAAGGCCCAACTGCAAATGGTATCTTACCAGCAAGGAGAGAACATCTCTTTATAGAACTATTAGAATCTGTACATTATGATGATGCAATGTTAGTAGTACTTGCAAAGGACAAAAAATTAAAAGTTAAAGGCATTACCAAGAAAATGGTAAAAGAAACATTTCCAAATTTAATTCGAAAATAAATAGGAGGTTTATGCAGAAACTTATATGATGATAGTATTTAACTTATACAAAATAATTAAGGAGATACTTATGAATTTTGTTAATATAAACAAGCTGAGGAGAGATATATCCAAGGCTTCAAACTATCAGAGGCGATTGTTAGAAAAAGGAAAACATACGCTAGCATATAAAATGGGTAAGAAGATTGAACAGCTAGAAACAACTTTTGCTGATGTTACAAATTAAGGCAGGGGAGCTTCGGCTCCCTCCTTTACATTTACTCAAAGATGTGGTATAATATATATTATGAATATTTTTATTTTAGACAATGACCCAGTGATCGCAGCTCAAATGCAATGTGATAAACACGTACCAAAAATGGTAGTCGAATCAGGACAAATGTTATCGACTGTACATCGTATGTTAGATGGTAAAATGGAAAGAAGACTATCTAAATCAGGTAAAGTAAGAGTACAATATTGGAAATTAAAAGACGATAGAGAAAATGTACTCTATAAAGCATGTCACTTTAATCATCCTAGTACTGTATGGACCAGAGAATCAATAGAAAATTATATGTGGCATTACAATCATTTTGCTGCATTATGCGATGAATACACATATAGGTATGGTAAATTACATGCAACAGATGCTAAATTACGAAAGGCTTTATCACAAGCACCAAACAATATACCACAAACAGGTATGACACAATTTAAATTAGCAATGGCATCAAATCCAGAATGCATATTTGAGGATCCAATAAAATCCTATCGTGCATTTTATCAAACAAAACAATCAAGATTTAAAATGGTCTGGTCAAAAAGGGAAGTCCCTGGGTGGTTTACATATGCCTAGTTACGATTTTGAAAATAAAAAAACAGGCGAGATAGAAGAACATATAATGAGTTATACTGTACTTGATCAATTTAAAGAAGACAATCCGCATTTAAAACAAGTAATATTAAGTGCTCCATCTATAGATTATGATGGAGGCCAAAGTATTTTGAAACGTGCGGGCGATGGGTGGAAAGAAGTCCAAGATAAAATTAGAGGCGGCTTACCACCAAGAATGAGGGATAATATTAAAACAAAATGATAACTCAGAGTTATAAAATGTTATATATATTATTTATAGTGGAATTATATAATGAAATACGAAAGATATCCAGAGCAAATGGAATTACAACTTAATAAAACTAAAGATGCTACTCCTGAAGAAGCACAAGAATGGTTAGAAAAAGAACTTTTACCATTGGGTGATATGCAGTTGAAATTTGTAGCGATGATGTCGGTAATACAATTTGCAACTTTAGGCTTTATGTTATTCGCGTTTTATATGATTTCACTTGGATTGGAGAAATGAAATGAAAAAAATACTAAGCGTTATCATTTTCTCAATGTTCGTATCTGATGCTTTTGCAGATGATTGGAGAATGAGAAAATTTGATTTAAACAATGACAATGTTATTAGTGAAGCTGAGTTAATTCAAGTAGGTTGCGTTCGAACAACAAAATTGTTTGATCGTGCAGATAGAAATGGAGACGATGTTCTTAATAGAAGAGAAGCAAGAAAGGCTACTTATATTATATTTAAGAACAGAAGAGTCTGTCCAGCTATTTTAAAGCCTGCTGCAGTTAGAGGTTAATAATACAATTATGAATTTTGTACATGAACCTATTGATATAGGTTATTTTGATTTAGAAAATGTAACTAGTGATAGTGGTCGTCATTATGTCGATCCCGAAGGAAATAAGTATCCTTCAATCACTACTGTATTATCAATACTCTCTGAAGAATCGATTCAAAAGTGGAGAGCAAGAGTTGGTGAGGAAGAAGCAAATCGAATCAGCACTCAAGCCAGTACGCGCGGGACTAAGATACATGATATAATTGAGAAGTATGTTGGGAATGATCCGGATTATTTAGATAAAAAGGATCTTCCTAACATGCATACCTTTCAAGATATACAATCGTATATAGACAAATCAGTTACTAAAGTATATGCTCAGGAAGCTGCTCTATATTCTAAACATTTAGGTGTTGCGGGTAGAGTGGATTGCGTGGGTCAATGGGATGGAGTCGATGCAATTATCGACTGGAAAACATCTCGCAAATGGAAAAAGAAAGAATGGATTTCAGGTTATTTCATGCAAGCTTCAGCTTATGCAATAATGTGGGAAGAGCGTACAGGAATGCCGATCAAGAAATTAGTGATCTGTATTGCTGGAGATGCTGGGCCACAAATATTTGTTGAAGATAGAGATAACTGGACAAAAGACTTAATAAATACTATATCTGAATATAAAAAGAGAAAGTTTTGGGGTAGAAAATGAATCACTTATTAAAAGCATTAATTGCTAAATTAGAAGGCGAGATCGAAGTTGCAAAAGCTAACATTATGGTATATCAAAGAAATGCAGCTGGTATTGGCGAACACATAGACATTGTGGAAACTATTGAAAAAGAAGTTGAAAAAGTAGCTGATGCACACGACAAGATTGAAGCAATAAACAAATACTTAGGTTAAAAGAGTTATAAATAGCTATTTACATACTACAAAAAATGTGGTATAATAATAGTATATGCATAATTTTAGAGATTATTTAATAGAGAAAGCTGGCAAAGGTTTAACTATCTTTGACATTGACGATACAATGTTTGTATCAAAGGCCAATATTATTGTAAAGAATAAAAATACTGGTCGTGAAAAAAAGTTATCGCCAATGGAATTTAATTCTTATAAACTAAGAGATAATGAAGAGTATGATTTTGGTGAATTTAAATCCGCTAAAATCTTTTATCAAACTGCGACACCAATCGCAAGAATGGTAGCAAAAGCAAAAGCAATAATTAAAAATGCAACCAAGAAAGGTTCAAAGGTTATTATTGTGACTGCAAGAGCAGACATGGATGATAAAAAACTTTTTATAAAAACATTTGAATCACATGGCATACCAATGAAAAATGTATATGTAGAAAGAGCTGGTAACATGAGTGGTTCAAGTAGTGCTGCTAATAAACAAATAATATTTAGAAAATATTTAAAGACTGGTGAGTATGCAAGAATAAGATTATTCGATGATCACAAAGAAAATCTTAAAGCATTACTTGACTTGAAAAAAGAATTTCCTTCAGTTGAAATGTTTGCATATTTAGCAGACCTGAAAGGAAGTATTAAGAGAATAAAATGATTTATAATAAAATGAGAAGTGCTCCATACGGCTATGGTCGAAGATTATTTCGATGGTGGTTACAGTGGACGAGGAGAATATAATGCCTGTAAAATTAAGCAAGAGCATAACACAGATAGACCGTGTTACTAAAAAAGTTTCAGTAGAACATGATTACATGCATGTACGCAGTAAGAAAGATCTGATTGAAAAGTATAATAACGAAAACACTAGACCAAAAGATAAGCGTAAAATTAAAATAGAATTAGTAAAGCGCGGTGGTGTAGTATTTAATAGAGGATGATTATGAAAAAATTATTATTTTGGGTGGTTGACTGTTGGAGATTAGTAATGGACAACAGATACAATCCACTACGTCATATCCATGACCCATCAATACAAACATACTTTACAATGGCGTTATTCGTTATGTGGAGTTGTTATTTTGGTGTAGTTGCCTGGACATATATGGACTGGGAAAACTATAGCATTGTTGCATCGATATTTATTCATATTGCTGTAATCGTACCGCTTTCAATAACAAATATTATATTTAAGGAAGCAGAAAAAAATGGTACACCTTGGTATACTAATTTTAGAGTAAACCAAAAAATAGAAGCTATGGATAAAAGACTAAAGCAAAGTAACTACGAAAAAAGAGTACCATGGAATCTCGATAGAGAAGCATGAGAAGTAAAAGAGAACAACGAATTAGAACTGAAAAAATAGTTTCAACGATATTAGCAGTTGTACTTATTGTAGGTGCGATTTATATGTATATCAATTATCAACCGAGTTTATTCAGTGGGTAAAGGAAGTAAACGTAGACCCACGTTAATCACAGACGAAAATTTCCAAAATAATTGGGATAATATCTTTGCACGTAAAAAGACACCTAAACATGGTGTAACACAAATACATAAAGATAAAACCAAACAACATCCAAAAGATTATAAATATAAATACATAGAGGAAAACGAATGAGTTTAGATTTAGATAAATTTGATTTTGGATTTACTGCCGTTGATGAAGACGAGCTTGAAGTAGTTCAGAAACAAACACAAAAATTAGAATCAACATCAGGTAAAGCTGAAGAGTTAGAAGATAAATTAAATAAATTATATAATTCAATATTACCTTTATTAGCTAACTTAAAAGCAAACCCAGAAAAGGATTACATCTACTGGCCTAA